TTCTCGCTACACGAATCAGAGTGGAACTGAAGCTCTATTCGACGAGCCAGATTCAGCATTCTCTGGACAGAACAGCGCTGAGACCCTCACAGGAGGATTCTCTGACACCGCTGCTGGTTTCGGTACTACTTCTCAAAGTGGTTCTAACCCATCTGTTCTTAACCCAGTTGGTTCTGCTACAACCTCTGCCTACGACGTAGGACAAGGTATGCGTACAGGAGACTCCGAAGCTTTAGGCGACGGCGCTTCCAACCATTTCCAAGAAATGGCGTTCAGCATTGAGAAAGTAACAGTTACTGCGAAATCTCGTGCGTTAAAGGCTGAGTACTCACTAGAGCTTGCTCAAGACCTTAAGGCAATCCACGGACTTAACGCTGAGTCTGAACTCGCAAACATTCTCTCAACAGAGATTCTTGCTGAGATCAACCGTGAAGTTATCCGTACAATTTACAAGATTGCTGAACAGGGTGCAACTGTTAATACTGCAACTGCTGGTGCTTTCGACTTAGACGTTGATAGTAATGGTCGTTGGTCTGTTGAGAAGTTCAAAGGACTTCTGTTCCAGATCGAAAGAGATGCAAACCAGATCGCACAAAGAACTCGTCGTGGAAAGGGTAATGTTGTCCTTTGCTCCGCTGACGTTGCTTCTGCATTGACAATGGCTGGAATCCTAGATTACACACCTGCACTTAATGCTAACTTGAACGTTGATGACACTGGTAATACATTTGCTGGTACATTGGCTGGTAAGTTTAAGGTCTATATTGACCCATTCGCTGCTAACAATAGTGCTGATCAGTACTATGTAATCGGTTACAAGGGATCTAACCCTTATGACGCTGGACTGTTCTACTGCCCATACGTTCCTCTTCAGATGGTTCGTGCAGTTGGTCAGGACACCTTCCAACCAAAAATTGGATTTAAGACTCGTTACGGAATCGTTGCAAACCCATTTGCCGAAGGTAACGTATCTAACCAAGGTCTTGGAAGACTTCTTTCTAACGCTAACCGTTACTACCGTCGTGTTAAGGTTCAAAACCTTATGTAAGACAGAAGGAAATAATTCCTTTATTCAAGAGAGACTCCTTCGGGGGTCTCTTTTTTTGTCTAAATAAAAGTAAAAAGTCATGGCAACGACTGGATCTGGCAAGCTAACTGCTTGGGATAGACAACTTAAGAATAGGAACTTCTTATCCCCTGCTGGATTCAAGTTTAACTTGGCACGAGCACCTAAAGTAGATTTCTTTTCTAACTCTGTAAATATACCAAATATGAATTTGGGAGTTGCAATTCAAGCAAGTTACCTTAAGGATATTCCAATACCTGGCGATAAAATTTCCTATGGTGATCTTGAAGTACAATTCTTTATAGATGAAAATCTAGAAAATTATTTACAAGTACATGATTGGATTAGAGCCTTAGGTTTTCCAGAGTCAATAGATGAGACAATACCTTTAACAGTAGATCCAGATGATCTAGAAGGTAGTGCATATTCAGATGGATCACTCTTAGTTTATAACAGTAGTTTCAATGCAGTAGCGAAAGTAACATTCCAAAGTCTTTTCCCTTCTTCATTAACCTCCGTGGAATTTAACGCTCAGACTACTGATATAAATTATATTATGGCGACAGCCTCTTTTAAATATACTATTTTTAATGTGGAGAGTTTAGTAGGTAATGAACCTTGAATTTATACAGGAACTTTGGGAAAAGGACTCTGTAATTGATAATGAATTATTGCACTCCGAATCAACGAGAGTACCAGCTTTACATGCGAAGTATTATAAAATCTACAATAATATCTTAACGCTTAAGAGAGCTCAGGAAACTAAGTATAAAATTTTAAAGAAAGAGAAGTGGCAATACTATACAGGTAAAGCATCACCAGAGGTGTATCAAGAAAAACCTTTTGATTTTAAAGTCATAAAGTCTGACTTGGGAATATACTTTGATGGAGATGAGGATCTGATTAAATGTGTTGCCAAGATAGATTACTATCAAATAATGATAGATTATCTTGAGAGTATATTAAAGGTTATATTAAATAGAACTTACCAAATAAAGAATGCCATCGAATGGCAGAGATTTACGAGGGGTTATGACTGATCTTACCATTGCTAAAAAGAATGAGGTCTATCTTACTGTAGATGCACAACCTCATGTTCAACAGGAACTATCAGACTATTGTACGTTTGATGTTCCAGGCGCCAAGTTTATGCCTCAGTATAGGAATAGACATTGGGATGGTAAAATTCGTTTATTTTCAACTGCCACTGGTGAGGTTTATGTCGGACTGTTAGATAAGATTGTTGCTTGGGCAAAGAAATCTGGATATACAGTACAGTTTATTGATAATGAACACTATGGAACACCCTTTGAACAGAATGAAGAGATATCAAAATCGGGTGTAAAGGATTATATGAATTCAATATCTCAGATTAAACCAAGAGATTATCAAATTGAAGGAGTATATGATGCATTAAAACATAATAGAAGATTAGTTATATCGCCAACTGGATCTGGTAAATCATTAATGATATATTCTATTGCCAGATATCATGTTGGACATAGACGTAAAACATTATTAGTTGTTCCAACAACATCTCTTGTTGAACAAATGTATAAGGACTTTGAACATTATGGATGGGATTCAGAAAAGTATTGTCATAAAGTATATTCAGGTCAAAGTAAGAGTACTAATAAAATTATAACCATAACAACATGGCAATCCATTTATAAGATGGATAAGAAATGGTTTAGTCAATTTGATGTTATAATAGGAGATGAAGCACATCAATTTAAATCTAAATCATTAGTTGGTATTATGTCTAAACTTAGAGATACGAAATATAGATATGGATTTACTGGTACTTTAAGTGGAGCACAAACACACAAATGGGTATTAGAAGGGTTGTTTGGTCCTAGTTATAGTGTAACTCAAACAAAAGATTTGATAGAGAAGGGTCACTTATCCAAGTTAAACATTAGAATATTAGTATTAAAACATGATCCTAGGAAGTTTGAAACTTATGAAGATGAACTACAATATATTATTTCACATGAAAAGAGAAATAATTTCATAAAAGATCTAACTTTAACATTAAAAGGGAACACATTAATACTTTATAGTAGGGTAGAAACCCACGGTGAGATATTATATAACTCTATAAATAGTTCGGTAGATGATGTACGCAAGGTCTTTTTTGTTCATGGCGGAGTGGATGCAGAAGATCGTGAGTCCGTCAGAGAAATAACAGAGAGGGAGAAAAATGCGATTATCGTTGCGTCTTATGGTACTTTCTCTACTGGTATTAACATTAAGCGATTACATAATATCATTTTTGCGTCGCCCTCAAAATCCAGAATACGAAATCTTCAATCAATAGGTAGAGTATTAAGGAAAGGAAAAGGTAAAACGACAGCAATGTTATATGATATTGCAGATGATATAACTTGTGATCACATTCGGAATTATACATTAAATCATCTAGTTGAAAGAATAAAAATATACAACTCTGAAGAATTTAATTATGAATTTAACTCAATAAGGTTAAAATAATATGGACGAGGAATTTTACGGATCAATAAAATTAGTATCAGGCGAAGAGATATTTGCCGAAGTTCTTCCTGTGGTAGAGAATGGTAGAACTGTTTTAGTATGCAGCGACCCCGTAGAAATTGAAACCGTTGCAGTCAATGGAGCTGCTGAAGGTTTAAGAATGATGCCTTGGCTACGTAGCAATCCCAAAGAAGGACTAGTAGTTATTCCTATGGATAAAGTTATTACTGTAGTAGAAGCTACTGAAGATTCTGAGGTAGTCTCTTACTATACTAAATTTGTTATGGCTAATTTCACTAATGGTTCCGAAAGAATTAAAGTAACTAAAAAAATGGGTTATTTAAATTCAGTCGAGAAGGCTAGAGAACAATTAGAGAATCTTTATAATGGCTCTCCTAATCCTCCAGAGTAATATCCTTTGAACCCTGGCAGAGTTATTGTACTGTCGGAATTGATACTTGTCAAGTAGGTATTATTATGTTAGTATATAAACAACAAAGTTCATTCAGAACAGGATAATGATATGCCCGCAGCAAAAGGCAGAAAAAGATCAGAACACTATGTAAATAACAAGGAGTTTCTGTATGCCATAGTTCAATACAAGAAAGATGTTAAGGATGCCGAAGAAAACGGTGATCCTAAACCTAGAATCACTAATTATCTTGGGGAGTGTTTTCTTAAAATAGCCACACATCTATCATATAAACCAAACTTTGTCAATTATATGTTTAGGGAGGATATGATTTGTGATGGGATTGAAAACTGCGTTCAATACATACATAACTTCAATCCAGAGAAATCTACAAACCCTTTTGCTTACTTCACCCAGATTATACACTACGCATTTCTTCGGAGGATCCAGAAAGAGAAGAAACAAATGGAGATCCGTACGAAAATCATTGAGAAGTCGGGGTATGATGAGGTCATGCATGTGGATGATGATTACGGTGCTTCTAGTGATTACAATTCAATAAAAGAGGCAGTACAAACGAAGATGTATCAATGAAGATTACTCAAAAGATTATTGATGATCTCACTGAGGCCCTTGCCCACACCAAGAAAGATGGTACTGAGAACTGGAAGGATGGTGATGATATAGATGTTTGTGTTGGTGGTACGTTTGCTGCTGATAGATTTATTAGTCTTATTAATAGGTCTAAAGAAAAGAAATGAAGATAGCAATAATAACTGACACCCACTTTGGTGGGAGGAGGGGTTCTAAATCCTTCCATGAGTTTTGGCAAAAATTTTATGATGATATTTTCTTTCCTGAATTGGAAAAGAGAGGAATAAAGGAATGTATTCACATGGGTGATGCATTTGACAATAGAAAAAATATAGATTATTGGTCACTCGACTGGGCAAAGGAACATGTATATGATAGGTTTAAAAATCTGGGCGTGAAAGTCTGGCAACTTGTAGGTAACCATGATGTTTATTATAAGAATACCAATAAGATTAACTCTGTTGATTCTCTTTTACGTAGCTACGATAACCTTATCCCTATATCTGAGCCTGGAGAATATGATATTAACGGATTCAAAGCCTTCATGCTCCCTTGGATCTGCGATGAAAACTATCAACAAACTATCTCTACTATTGCGGCCACGAACTCTAAGGTCGCTTTTGGTCACTTAGAGTTACAAGGGTTCCAATTATATCCTGGCTGTGTGCAACAGAGAGGTATTGATAAAGGTATTATAGAAAAGTTCGATACGGTATTCTCAGGACACTACCACACTAGAAGTAATGATGGTCAGACATTCTACTTAGGTAATCCATATGAGATGTACTGGAATGACTGTGGTGATAAAAGAGGATTTAATATTTTAGATACAGATGATATGACTATGGAGTTCATAGAGAATCCATATCATATATTTGAGAAGGTTTATTACGAGGATACTCCTGCTGCAGCCTTCCCTGCACACAGATATAAGGATAAGATAGTCAAGTTATTTGTTAGAAAGAAAACAAGTCAGTTGCAATATCAGAAGTTTGTTGATAGACTGCTTGACTCTGGGGTCCAAGACCTCAAGATCATAGAAAGTATGGAGGTTAATGATGAAGAGGTAGAGTTTGATGCTGAGAAGGTTGAGGATACCTTAACACTTTTGAATAAATACATTGAAGACTCTGATTTTGAATTAAAAAAAGATAGAGTAAAGGAACTTTTAAAAGAGGTCTATATGGAAGCTTGCGAAATGGTATGATGTATATACTTTCTCTTTCTGGCCAAGAAGGTTCAGGTGCTTATGCCTGTAAAGACGATCAAGGTAATCAAGCCTTGTATTTGTTCCAGAACGAGGATGATGCAACCAGATATAGGGGACTCTTAGAAGCAGATGATTCTGCACCACTTTCGGTAGTAGAAATTGAAGATCATCTTGCTTTTGAAACTTGTAAAAAACACAACTACCGATATGTTATCATCACTCCTGATGATATTGTGATACCACCAACAGATTATGATTACATTCAAAACGATACGGTGGCGTAATTTTCTATCTACTGGTAATAACTGGATAGAAATTGACTTAACTAAGTATGTTACAAATTTAATAGTAGGTGCTAATGGTGCAGGGAAGAGTACTATTCTAGATGCATTGTGTTTTGTATTATTCAATAAACCTTTTAGGAAGATATCAAAAGGACAGTTGGTTAATACTGTTAATGAAAAGGAATGTGAGGTACAGGTAGCTTTTACTATAGGGTCTAGGGATTATCAGATAGTTAGAGGGATAAAACCAGGCTTATTTGAGATCTATATTGATGGTAAGTTACAAGATCAATTCTCTTCTGCTATAGATCAACAGAAACATCTTGAAGATAATATTTTAAAACTTAATTTTAAGTCATTTACTCAGACAGTTATATTAGGTTCTGCAACTTTTGTTCCATTCATGCAATTGAAATCCTCACACAGGAGAGAGATTGTTGAGGATCTTTTGGACATTAAAATTTTCTCTGGTATGTCTAACATCCTTAGAGAAAAGATGCGTGTTGTAAATGATACGTTGAAAGAACTTTCTATTAAGAAGGATCTGGTAGAAGAAAAGATTCAGATGCAGGAGAGTTTCATTACAGATCTTGACAAAAAGAGTAAAGATATTATTAAGAATAGAACGAAGCGATTAGAAGACCTTGATATTAATATCAAAGAGCTGTCACAAGAGAATGGTCAGTATATAAGTAAGTCAAACTCCTGTCAGGAAGAGATGCAAAAGTTGGCTTCCAGTAAGTCTTCTCTTAAGAAGATGAACACAATTAAAGCAAAACTGGAACAACGGATACAGAATATAACATCCGAACATAAATTCTTTACTGAAAACGTATCATGTCCTACATGTGACCAGCAAATTGAGGAGGACTTTAGGCTAAATAAGGTGGGAGAAATCGAGGAGAAAGTAAAGGAGATTGACTCCGCTTACAAGGATCTTCAAAAGTCTATCACAAAAGAACAGGAAAAGGATCAAAGGTTCATAGATGTTTCTCAGCAGGTAACAAAACTAACGAATGACATTTCAACAAACAATTTTAAAATTTCTGAGTACCAACGACAAATACGAGAATTTGAACGAGAAGTTCAAGACATTACCGATCAGATTGAGAACCGAAATACTGAACGAGCCACACTTGAGAAACTGCAAACCGAGTTAAAAGAAACAGTAGGAAATAAATCAGATAAGACAGAGGACATGTCCTACTTGGAGTTTGCAAGCTCCTTGATGAGAGATGGTGGAGTCAAGTCTAAAATTATTAAGAGATATCTTCCAGTAATGAATAAGCAGATTAATCATTATCTGCAATTGATGGATTTCTATATTAATTTTACTCTTGACGATGAGTTTAATGAAATAATAAAGTCACCTATCCATGAGAAATTCAGTTACGAGTCCTTCTCTGAAGGTGAAAAAATGCGAATTGATCTTGCTCTTCTCTTTACTTGGAGAGATATTGCTAAGATGAAGAATTCTTCTTCTACCAATCTATTGATCCTTGATGAGATCTTTGATAGTTCATTGGACAATGGTGGTACAGATGAGTTTGTAAAGATAATTAGATATGTAATTAAGGATGCACATATATTCCTTATTACTCACAAGTCAGAAGATTTAAACGATAGATTTGATCAACTTATAACTTTTGAAAAACTCAATGGGTTTAGTAAGATGACATAGACAGTTAGAAAAGCTGCACACTGTTGTCCCATTGACCTCTTAATGCTGTTATTATAAGTGCATACAAGAGGAACAAATGAGTTATTACAGTAGAAAGGAGATCAAGTCACCAGTAAATTATGAAGTAAAGGGACAACTTGCAAAACTCCTTGCTACAGAAGATATTATAATAGAGAATAGAAAGGTTCCTACAGCGTGCTTTGATGTACAAAGAAGGATTCTTACCCTACCATTATGGGAGAAGGCCTCAGAGGTCGTATATGACCTTCTGGTAGGACATGAGGTTGGCCACGCACTTTACACACCCGAAGATAACTGGAAGAAAGATTATCCAAAGGTTCCAATGTCATTCGTTAATATCTTAGAAGATGTTAGAATAGAAAAATTGATGAGGCGTAAGTATCCAGGCCTCTTGAAAACATTCCGTAATGGATACTCTCAACTATCCGATCAGGATTTCTTTGAGATTGGAGATGTTGAACTTGATACACTAAGTCTTCCTGATAGAATTAACTTACATTATAAGGTTGGTAGTTTCACCGAGATTCCATTCACTGTTGCTGAATCCATCTATATTAGAAGGGCATCCGAAACTTCAACTTTCAAAGAAGTTCTAGAACTTGCACAGGATCTTACGGAGTACCTTTCATCTGAAGAAGATAAGAAGACAAGGACACAGGTAAATGTAAATGGTGATCAGGAATCTAATTCTGAAATAGAAAAACAAGAGAATCCTTTTGATAGTTCTGAATCTACTGATGCAGAACCAGAAATAGAAGGTGAGTCTGAACGTCCTGATCTAGGTGAAGATACAACTGAGTATGAGAATGAAGACCGTCCATCCAATGATATGGGTGATTATGGTGGAGATCTTGATACTGTTACTGATAAGACCTTACAAGATAATATTGATAACTTGACAGATATGTCCAGTGAAGGAGATGAACCAGTATATGTTGAAGCTCCTAAGTTGGATGTCAAGAGACTTGTTGCATCATATGAAGAAGTGCATGAATATCTGGATGATTGGTTCTCTCTTACAGAGAAGAGTTTCAACGAGACTAAAGGATCATACATTACTCTAGAAAATCCTTTCAAAAATGTTGATGATGATTACACTAAGTTTAAAAAGAGTGCTCAGAAGGAAGTTAATTATCTTGTTAAAGAGTTTGAGTGTAGAAAATCTGCAAGTGCATATGCTCGTGCTGCTACATCTCGTACTGGAGTTCTAGACACTACTAAGTTAAACACTTACAAATTCAATGAAGATCTTTTTAGGAAGGTAACTACTCTTCCCGATGGTAAGAATCATGGATTGATATTTGTTCTTGACTGGTCTGGATCAATGTCAGATGTTCTTTTAGATACAGTAAAACAACTTTATAACCTAGTATGGTTCTGTAGGAAAGTTCAAATTCCTTTTGAAGTATATGCTTTTACTAATGAGTGGAACTCTACTAGACAAACACGAGAAACTCCTCTCACAGAATATCATGAGAAAGAAGAGTTCGTTATAAATGTTGAAAAAGAATTCTCTATGGTTAATTTTTTAAGTAGTAGTTCAAAAAATTCTCAACTTGAGAAACAGATGTTGAATATCTTTAGACTTGCTACTTCAATGGATCATTTGGGAAGACAAAATTACTATAATTATCCTTACCAGTATCCAACTAGACTTTCTTTGTCTGGTACTCCATTGAATGAGGCTTTACTTTCTCTTAATTCTATCATTCCAGACTTCCAAAAAAGAACTAAGGTTGAAAAGATACAATGTATTACTCTTACAGATGGTGATGCACATCCTCTTAGATACAATGCAATGTGTAAGACCAGATATTGGGAAGAAGATGGTGAATGTTATCTAGGAGGAAGATGTTGTTCTAATGGAAAAACTTTCCTTCGTGATAGAAAGACTGGTAAGACTTATTTCTGTAAATCTGATTATCATCAATTCACTTCTGCTTTATTGAATCTACTTAGAGATAGGTTCCCTTATACAAATTTCATTGGTATTAGGATACTTCCACCAAGAGATGCAAGTCATTTTATTAGAAGACATTGTGATTATGATTTCAATAAGACACAAGAAATGGTGAATTCTTGGAAGAAGAATAGATCTTTTGGTATCCCTAATGCAGGGTATCACACTTACTTTGGATTAGCTTCAAACAGTCTTAGTAATGATACTGAATTTGAAGTTAAAGAAGACGCTACTAAGGCACAGATCAAACGTGCTTTTGGTAAGAGTCTTAAAGGTAAGAAAATGAACAAGAAAGTTCTTGGTGAGTTTATCAGTCTGATCGCTTAGACCACTTTAAGAAGTGGTACAATGTCCCTGAAAAATGGGACTTTTTAACCTATAATGAATACATACAAACGAAAGACACAATGACATTTGAAACTAAAGTGGATCCAAACACAGTTATTGACAACTTAAGAGATCTCTTTGGGGACAGTCTCACAGCGGCCGATGTACGTGGGTACTGTGCCTCTAACGGAATTAGTAGTTACCAATACTTTTGTTCTAGATACTTGAATGAATTTAAGATTGGTCGTGGTAAGTGGAACTTGAAAACACAAAAGAAAGCAGTTGAACTGGAACAAACTTTCTCTGCTCCTTCTGCTGAACCTGCACCAGTTGAAAAACAGAAGTTGATTCCTGATAAAGATCCTACCTATGTTAAGTTTGGAAATTTCTCTGATGTTAAGAAGATTATCCAATCGAAAAAATTCTACCCTGCATTTATTACAGGACTCTCTGGTAATGGTAAGACCTTTAGTGTAGAACAGGCCTGTGCTCAACTTGGGAGGGAATTGATTCGTGTTAATATTACAATAGAAACAGATGAAGACGATCTTATTGGTGGGTTTCGCCTTGTTAATGGCGAAACGGTCTGGCACAATGGCCCAGTCGTTGAAGCACTCGAAAGAGGATGCATCTTACTTCTGGATGAAGTGGACCTTGCATCTAATAAGATACTTTGTCTTCAATCCATCCTCGAAGGAAAAGGTGTCTTCTTAAAGAAAACTGGTAGATTCGTAAAACCTTCTAGTGGATTCAATATCATTGCTACTGCAAACACTAAGGGTAAAGGATCCGAGGACGGTAGATTCATTGGTACTAATGTATTGAATGAAGCATTCCTTGAGAGGTTCCCTGTTACTTTTGAACAACAGTATCCTTCAGTTTCTATAGAGAAGAAGATTCTTACTCAGTTATGTGAAGACGAACAGTTCTGTCAGAAACTAGTGGATTGGGCAGACATCATTCGTAAGACATTCTACGATGGTGGAGTGGAAGAGATTGTTAGTACTCGTAGATTGGTACATATTGTACGTGCCTATTCTATCTGGAATAACAAAGAAAAGGCAATTGAAGTTTGTGTAAATCGTTTCGATGATGAAACAAAACAGGCTTTTCTTGACTTATATGATAAAGTAGATGCAGATGTAAATTTTGGAACGGAGGAATCCAATGAACCCAAAGGACTTGTGGAAGAATTACAAATCCCTTCTGTTTGAAACATTTCCAGACTTAGAAGTAAAGTCCGATTGGGCTAATTGGGAAAGTAAAGGAACTAACCTTACGGCCAAAGTCTATACTAATCCATACTTCATTAAGTCTAGAGAGGTGGATATCTGGAGTAAGAAATCCAGTATCTATAATAATATAATCTATCCCAAGACAGGAAGTAACCTTCCATGTTTTGGTATGGATCTTATGGGATTCTTTGAGAAGAAAGTCATTATTGTTTTTGACTTTCAACATCCTACAGAGAATCTCCTTTTTGGTGTAGAAGGATTACCTAAACAGACTGGTAACATAAGGTTCTTTGAACCTGGCAATCATTTCTCTGAGAACATTTACGTTGTTAAATGTACCTTTGATGAAGTTGATGATCATCTCGATATGTTTAAGAAGTACTTGACTGCTTACAAAACTATGATAGAATGTAGTATGCCAACGGAAGAAGATACAACCGTATATAAAGATTTTGATAAGTACATGACGAAGCTGGATCCTGTTGGCGGTTATCTTACTGGTATATTCGGTACAGATAAAGCAGACTCACTTGTACATGACTTTTTATTCTGCTATGGTTAATGCATGGGCACTAGCTGCTTCAATATTAGATGGAACATTTGATGAGGATTATCCGATTATGACGACTGATGATGACAAGAACAGAGTAACGCCACAAGAGAGTGATGAATATGATCCACCAAAATCAAAAAGAGATCCCAGTCAGGATTTCTGGATAGAAGATGGTATCAGTGTAACTGGAAATCCCAATCCATCACCAGATACTATCCATATTGATACTAATATAGACTTTGATAGTGTAACTATTACTGGTGGAGCTGATGCAATAGGTGCTGCTGATACAGTACAATTTGATTATGGTGCTTTGGGATATGGTAGTGATCAATTGAGTTTTAGTTCTACTGACGAATCAGAACAGTGGGTTAAAGATCATGGTGGATATGAATGGACTCCTGGCAGTGCATGGCCACCAAATGATGAACCAGGCCCATTTCCTTCTGATCCCTTATCAGACAATGATGATCAAATTGCACATCTCATTCCTACTACTCCAGAAGTTTTTGGTAATGATTATACAATGAAGCAATTGGAAAATGATAAGAAGTATCAGGATGCAATGATGCCAGGCATAGAGGAAGAAAAACGTAAGTGGATTTATGAATCTCCTGATGGTGGAAAGACTGTCTATAGACATGAACTTGGGAAAGATCCATTAAAGAGGGAACTTGTTCCACAAGAAAATAATCAAGATGATATTGAGTTTAAGTATAATGAAGATGTAACTTTGAAAGAAGTGGAAGAGTATGTTAAGAGTACATACAAATCTCATTATGCTAATGATAACAAGACTCAGACTCTTGATCTCATTAATTCAATAGGCGATGCTGAATCCTTCAGTAAAGCAAACGCCATTAAATATCTTTCTCGTTTCGGCAAGAAAGATGGAAAGTCAAAGTTTGACATTCTGAAGGCAATACACTACTGTATATTACTATACCACTTCTCTGGTTTACATAATGACAACTAAAACCCCAATGAAATTATCTGATAGAACTGTTAATTTACTTCGTAATTTTTCAACAATTAATCAATCCATTCTGGTTAAACAAGGTACTAGACTTCGCACTATTAGTGTGATGAAGAATATCCTTGCAGAAGCGAATATTGATGAAGACTTTCCACAGGACTTTGGGGTATATGATCTTGGACAGTTTCTCAATTCTTTGAGTCTCTTTCAAGAACCAGAGTTAAATTTTACTGGAGAGAGTTTCGTCACAGTAAAGGAGGGTAAGCAGAGATCAAAATATTTCTTTGCAGATCCTAGTGTTATAGTTTCTCCACCAGACAAACAGTTATCTCTTCCTTCAGTGGATGTTGAGTTTACATTGACCAGTGCTCAATTAGATAGACTTCTTAAGGCTGCAGCCGTTTATCATCTTACTGATCTATCAGTAGTTGGAAATGGTAAAGAGATTAAATTAAAAGTACATGATCGTAAGAATGATACTTCTAATGATTTCTCCATCATTGTTGGTGTAACTGATAAGGAATTTGAATTACACTTTAAGGTTGAGAATATCAAGATTGTGCCAGGCACATATAATGTTAAGATCTCTCGCAAACTTCTTGCAGAGTTTAAATCATCTGAATATGATTTGACTTATTATATTGCTCTTGAACCTGATCTTAGTTGGAAGGACTGATGTGGTATGTAATTACTTGGACTGCAATAACAATGTTTGTGTTAGTCCAATTAGGTGTCTTTAAAAAGAGTCATTGGAGGAAAAAATGAGTAGAGAAATTCCTACAAAGGATTACATGCAAGCAGGTTGGGATTCAGGCCCAACTGGGGCCCATCCCTACAAACGTGGCAGTCGTCATAATAAAATAGGCATGTGGATCATGTGGATTTTCTATATCATAGTAATAGCTCAAGTAACTTATGCTATATCAGTTATACCCTTTTGGCCTATAACTGCGATGTTATGTATTGGATTATTATTTGGAGCATATGTTGTGATTTCTGCAAGAAGTAATGGACATTAAGTTTTGACTAAATTATGGAGAGTATGGAAGTATGCCTTGGGAAGTTTCTCGGATCATACAACTACAGAGTATGATAATGCGGTATGTGCTGTTCGCAGTATTATTTTCATTACTTACCTTGTTACTAATTGTTTTATTACTGCTGGCGTGATACGTCATTGGAATCCACCTAATCAGATAGAAAGCTATGACCAAGAAA